CTTTTTTAATCTTACGAGGATCTATATTTCTAACCTCCAATATTCCTCTTTTTGGGTTAGAATTATCAATTACTTTTTGGTAGTAAATTCTACCATCTATATACCAACGTCTAAATATTTCAAAACCTTTACTATTAAATTCTAAAAGTTTTAAAATATTTTTAAATTCTTCGTTTATAATATTTTTTATATCTTCTGGTAAATCTAAATCATCCAAAACAATATCAACAGGTGGTTCATCATCAACTGCGGCCATAGCCTCGGTAACAATTTCATCCACCGCAGTAGAACAATCTGCATACATTGCCGCTTCTCTGTATCTGGTAATTAGTTCAGATTCAGATTTAGACGTAGCATCCATATCTAAATAAGTACCAAAGTATCCACCAGATGCGGCTGAAGCAGCACCATCATCGTTCGGTGGAGCAATGATGGATGGCTGCAAAGGTTCTTGTTTACTTAATGTATAACCAAATAATGAAAGGGCCATAATCTATCTTTATAATTAAACTACACTCGCAGGCACACCAGTCGTAATCAATGACTGATAATAAAAAGTAACTTGAAAATTTGAGATAGTATCATTAGCAGCGTAATCTAAACCAACAGGACTTACTTCTGTGGGGAACACGTCGAACATAGTATAAGATTTTAAAATTTCACCATTTCTATCTAATTGATTTACCTGCATACTACCTGCAAGATATGATGATGGTTCAGTGAAACCTCTTTTAATAACTGTGCTATCCATACCATTCATCCATTGTTCAAGTGCTGTTCTAACACTAAAATCTGCATCATTTAGCACTGTTGCTGACCAAGGATTAAATTGTCTATCTCCAGCAAAATGAACTGCTCTTCCTCTGTAAACTACTGTAGCTGGAGGAATAATAGAGCCTGGTAATTCAGCAGCACTTACTAAAAATGCTGCTTGTCTTGTTGCTGAAGGCACATACGAAGGAAAGCCTATAATACATTGAAACTGATTAGGTCTAGCCCCGCCGTTTGTTAATGATGCTTTAAAACTATTAATATCGAAAATGGTCATTTATCTCTCCTAATTATGCGCCAATTTCTTCAAAACTGATTCCAGTTCTGGTAGCAATAAAGTTTAGAGAAATAAAGTTGATTGAACGAGCAGGTTTAACGTAAATATCAGCTACAAACTCGTTACGATCAATTACTTCAGCAGTATTATTTGTATCGTCACAAACTACCCTGAAATCTATAATACCTCTTCTGCCTTGAACATCTCTTAAGAATGGTTCAACAATATTTCTAAATTGTGCTCTTGTGAAAGCGTCGTTGAATTCAAATAACTGGAACTTAGCAGCAGTTGCTATAGCTTTTTCTAATACTATGAATAACCGTCTTACGTTAATTCTATCGAAAGCACTTGGTTTTGCCAGCAGAGTTTTATCACCAAATAGTACAGTTCCTTGGCCTGGGAAAGTTGCTACAGGATTAACACCATTCTTATACAACGTATCTCTATCTGATTTACTTGGTGAATATGATAATTTAACTACGCTCTTAATTTGACCTCTATTGAAACCTGCAGGTGAGAACCAAGGATCATTTGTATAATCTGTTCTTGCACATAATCCTGCAGTATCGCCGTTTAATGGAATCCAGCGATATACATCATTGTATCTATCATACTGGTACTTCCAACCCGAATCCATTACACCATATGAAGAAGATGTTAATGAATTTCTATAACTAACAGCGTCAGTTACATTAGTAGCGCCACCAATTGTATTGGCTGCAGTGAAACCTGGCGATACGAATACCATGCAATCTTTTCTAACCTCAGCAACGTTTTGAATAATCCAATTTGCTGTTACTGCACTAACATTACCTACCGGAATTAAACTAACATCATATAATTCATCATTTGCAAAAATACCATATCCTGTTTGTACATTACCATCTGTCAATGTAGGGGATCCTGAAGTATTGCCAAAAGTTACACCACCTGATAAATCTACATTAGCAGAAGTGTATGTGCTGTGAAGAACATTACTTGGGAATCCACCAAAGGTTGTTCCAATAACTGATTTTTCTATGTTAGCAATATTACCAAATGAGGTAGAAGCTGTAGAAACCCAAATATATTTAGATGTGTTATTAATTACATCTTTATAATAATTTGTTGAACCATCTGATTTTCTGGCATCAAATCCTTTAGACACGTAAGAGAATTTTTCAACTAGTGTATTAGCAGTACCTGTCACTGCGCCTGTTCTATCTATAACTGCAAAATGCATTTCATCGTTACTACCACCCTTTACTGACGCAAAAGTGGATGTTCCTGGAGCACCATCAAAATAACTTGCATATGCCCATGAACCATATGTATTAGAGTCACAGAAGGAAATTCTTAAGGCGTTCCCTATATTACCCGCATACTTAGCGTAGAATTTGTTACTATTTGAAACTACAGTATGATTATATTCAAAATCTGTTTTATTTTTAATAAGTTTTGCTGAACCATGTTGTGCAGCATTCAGACCGCCATTAACCATGCGGACAACTTGTAGATTATTACCATAAGATAGAAAGTTAGCCGCAGTGAAAAATGATGTTGCAGTGTCATCCGTCGGTGTTCCAAACACCTCTACTAACTTATTTTCTGAATCAATGTTCGTAACTTCTTCTACAGGACCCCATTGAAAGGCGCCAGCGAATGCTCCAGCGGTAGTGGTAACTGCAGGAACAACTGTCGTTAGATCCTTTTCAGTTACTAGCACACCTGGGGAAAGCTGAAATGCCATTTTATTCTCCTTAATTTTGTAGAATAGCCATTCTAAATCTTTTACTATTTATTTATTAAAATGGATTACTAGACTTTCTCGTACCATTTTTTTCTCATCTTTTCCATCAACACATTAGGATCTTCTTTAAACCATATGTCAGAATCTATAATTTCAGTATCAATTTCAGGAAGAAGCCCATTATCAATAATACCAAACGGAGTTAGCTCTTCCTCTATTATTTTTGCTTGATCCTCAAATAATACTTTGCGTAAATTACTATCAGTTAATTCTTTAAAGTACGGATCATTTGCTGCCCACCCAAGTAATACTAGAGTCATTACTAAATCATCATGATAACCTTCATCTGCTTTGTAAGTACCTCTTACTTCAATAAAGGTTGATATCTCAGAAATTATCTCCGCATCATGTATCAATAATTTATTGTTTTCTACTAACCCTTTAAATGCTGTGCATCCTAATCTTTTAACTAATTTAGTTGTCCTAACACCTAAAGTCCCGCCCTGCGAATGTCCTGAAGATAAAAATTGACCTGATTTAGAACTTGCTCCAACAAAAAACATATTTTCATATTCTAAATCCATATACAAAGAATCGGCAACTTGCTGTCCATTATCATTAATTTCAACTAATACATATGCTTTATTAAAATCTTTAGCAACTTTATGAATTATATCCGGATATAATAAAGGACTCACTTTATTATTTCTATATTTTGCAACAACTGTATATGGATATTTAGATATATCTGTGACAGTGAAAGCACAGTAATCTCCACCTACTCCTCTAGATGTATCTGCTATCAAAGCGTATACATGTCCTTTTTGCGGTTCTTCCAAAACATCCAATCCATCTTTACTGTAAACAGGTGTCTTGGCCGACATTCTACCAATAACATCTGGATTAATAAGTGTATTAGATGAACCTAAAAATTTACATAGCACCTCTTGGTTAAACTTAAGCTCACCAAGCATTGCCTTTTGTTCTGCTGCCCATTCCTCAGTTCTACCAGGTATTTTCCAATATGGTATAAACAATGGAATGAAACCGTTTAATTTCTGTTCTGCTTCGTTCCAGAATTTCCAGAAGTGATTGTATCCTAATGGTGTAGAAGTCAATAATATCTTAGTTGTTTCACCTGAGGAAATTGTAGGATAAACTGAAGTGAAAAATTCATCAGCAACAGTATTGGGAATAATAGCAGCTTCATCAATATATAACCAATTTACAGATTTGCCTCGAATACCAGAAGCACTAGTTGCTGCTGTAAAAATTCTACAACCATTTTCTAATTCTATATCGCCTTTGTTCCACGTCTTTACACCTTGCTGCATCCATATGGGTAAAAGTTCGTACATTATCTGATATCGATAAAGTACTTCTCGAGCAGCTGACGATTTATTAGCTAGAATAGCAACAGTTTTATTTGACTGAAATAAAGTATACCATAAAATACAAGCAGCGGAAGTAATTGTCTTTCCCTGTTGTCTGCCTTCCATTAAAATTACTTTACGATTATTTAGAATAATATCGACTTTTTCTTTTTGACAATCGTATAATTTAAATGGCACTATACCTTTATCTAATGATATTATTTTACAATATTCTTCAATAAAATGAATTGGATTTTGACTGCAAAGCATCAATTCCTTTACCTGTTCAACTGTAAAGGTATGCTGGTAATCTATAGGTTTTAAATTTGGATTACCATTATATGAATGATCTTCATTGCTCAATTGTTTTTCCGTCGTCTTTTTTATTCAACATCTTTAAAAGATCTTCTGTTGAACCAGCAAAAACTACATTATTTTGAGTACCTATTTGCGAAGCAGACACATCTTTGCCTTTTATATCTTTTACCTGTTTATGAATATTAAGTAAATCTTTGGCAGTGTCGGCCATAGTCTTTATAAGTTGGCCTGTCACTTCGTAAGCTCTTGGATGTTCAGAATTGCGGGCGAAATGAATCATATCATCAAGAGTTCCTTCACCCTTCATTATTAAATTTCTTAACGTTTGCCTTGCTAAATTATAATCGTCATCACGTTCTATTTCGGTAGATACAGTAGGAACGGTAATTTCATTACTCTTAGTCGAAGGTTCAAGATTGAATATATCATTCAATTGTTCAATATTTTTCATTAGAAGTCCTCAAAAGTTTCACTAATATCTATTTGATCGCCAGGCTTAGCTGTAGCAGGGACTTCCGCGGTATGCACTTGCAATGTTTGAGATAATGATTTGTCATTGAAGGAAGTAGTAATAGTTCTACGAATAATACTTTGTCTATCAGTAGGTCCATAAAAGTTAAGTTTCATGACAAAAGTAAATGTCCAAATAATCATTCGTCTACTGGTTAGATCACCTTCATATTGATCCTCATAATTTATAGATTCTAAAATTATAGGTAAATCATTAACTATATTTAATGATGGGACAGCTTTCAAAGATAAATTATAATCAGGATTAAAATAAGGCAATATTTGTTCTACAACTTGAAGGCCATCGTCTTGATTTCTTGAATACAAATATAAAGATACATTTATATTATAAGGAGCGGGAGCATACTGCATAGTTACAGAATTAGTAGTAGTGTTTTGTATTCTGTTAACTTGTGTCGGTGCTATTTTTCTAGAAGGATCATAATCTATACTATTCATTTCAAAAGACATTCTAGGCAAAACTACCTCGAAGGTGCTAGTATCCGCATTAGGTTGCTGTTGAATTCTAGCTAAAAATTGTTGTCTTGGGGCATATGCTAAAGGGACTCTAATTGTTTGTATCACCTCCCCTGCACTATTTCTTCTATCAATATGTATATCATTAAACATATTACCAAATGCTACAATAGATTTTCTTATAGTCCCCCAATAAAATTTTTGATTAAGCATTATTATTGAAAACCTCACCAAAAGGATTTTTTTCAGTAAAATCTAAAATATCGGTAATACCTGTTTCAAAATATTCATTATCTGCATTTTTATCTATAGCAGTGATAGTATAATTTTCCAAAATTAACTTAGAAGGAGTTTCGTATTCCAACATAAAATTATAATTATTTTCAAGCAATATTTCATAATTTTGAATATCTTGTCCAATTTCTGTCACTACATTATCTATTTCTGAAATTCCAGTTTCAAATCTTTCTGAGCTGTACTGCATTAATTCACATTGCAGTTTATAAACATATAATTTGCCGACCTGGAAAAATGGATTAAGGGCTTCGACCTTTTTAATTTCAAAAAAGGATTTCGTCAAAGGAAAATATATTACGTCACCTTCAGCAGGTCTATTGGTTAAAACCGTATTTCCTTCATATCCAACAGTTTCTTCCCATCTTCTTCTTGATACAACAAAGGTAGCTGTATCATGTAATTCCAAACCAAATTTAGTTAATAATTCACCTTCACCTTCAAAACCATTTACATTTTCCAAATACATTTCCAAAGGATAAGCATGGGAATACTTATTAACAGTATCCTCATTCAAAATTAAATCTTCATTTTGCTCTGTTCTACCAATATAATAAACATCAAAACCATAAATTTTAAGGCATTCTATAATCAAATCTTCCATGAGTAGGCTCTCAGAACGCCTGCCCATTGGTACGCCAGATTGAAAGTAAAAATTAGTTGGCATGCTTGTTCAAAGTATATAGACTTTCTATTGACATGGTGTTAGTATTGCTTTGTACCTAGATGATATTAACCGGTAATAAATTCTGGTGGTAATTCATATTTCATTTGCATTTCATCTTCTAAAGCTGTAATTTCATCTATAGCTTCTTGGTATATTTGTTGTCCATTAAGTGTAACTCCTCCAGGAAGCAATACACCATTAAATTTCTTTAAGTTTTCACCCCATTGTCTTTTAATTAAAGCAGTAGCATATTTCTTTAAAAACATATCATTGTATATATCAGTAAAAGTATCTGGATCAAGTATTCTGTATCCTTCTACTATCATAAAATCGCCTACTTCTGCATCCGCTGCCCAATCCATATCTACATATAAACGATTCATATGCCTATTAAATCGTATAGGTTTTACACCCACAAGTAATTGATTAATTAATTCTAGTTGAGTTTTAACTTGTGAATAATATATCAAATCAGTTGACATTAAACTATATAGATCATTAATTAAAATTTGATATCTAATATCAAACATGTTCATTCCGTTCGATCTATTTGCAAACGGAAATACTCTTGTAATGCCTATTACTGAATCGGAAATATCAAAATATTGATTGTCATAACTACCTTTAGTTAAAAAGTTTGATGCGGCTAGTGCGCCAGAAACTCCTGAAGTACCTCCGGTAATTACTTCATTGGCAACGAAAGTACCAACTAAATTTTTAATTTTTATTGCGGTTGAAGATACATTTTCAGTCACAACTGCTGTAGCACCTGAAGTAGCACCTGTAACAGTTTCTCCTACAGAAAAAAGCATACCAACAAGAGTAACTAACGT